CAAAACACTTATGAATGATCTTTGGATTAAGATGTGTACAGACTTCACTTATAAGAGTATGAATTGGTCTGGTGAGCATTTTATTGATTGACATTTTTATAAAACTGTAATATAAATAAGTTAATGACACTTATGGAGATTGAAATGAATCAGCGTCCAGGTAAGACTCATGCTGCTGTTTTGCGCGATGGCGACAAAATTGCTCTTCGTGACTTAGTTGACTTTTTAAATGATGCTCACGCTGATCTAGTCAGCGAAGGCGATGATGACGCGGCTCTTCGTTTTGAACTGTTCTCAGAATATCTACGTACTTCTTTTTTAGGTGGTAGGCTCAAATATAAAGCGGGAATTATCGGTCTTTAATGCGCTCGTGATCCAATAGGTAGAGGTGACAGACTTAAAATCTGTATGTTGTGGGTTCGAGTCCCACCGTGCGCACCAAGGATCCATAGCTCAATGGTAGAGCACTCGACTTTTAATCGATTGATCCGAGTTCGACTCTCGGTGGATCCACCAAGGAATTTATATTATGTTATCAATACGTGATGTGCTAGCTCTTTTAGCAATTAACTGGATGGCATGGCTTGCTATCTTGTTAATGGTATTATATGACCTGCTAAAGGAGTCCTTTTAACGAACTAAGGAGAAACCAATGCAAAGAACTATCATGACTGCGCTTGCAGTCTTGGCGGCTGGAACTGCCTTCGCGGGCGATCTACCGTCAAAGAAAGCACCGGTCCCACCGACCTTTCAGAGAGCTGCTGAAGTAGTGCCTATGGGCTACATCGGTTTGAACACTGGAGCCACCGTTGGCACTGACCGCGCATATACTGGTGGTGTAGTTGCTGGGTATAACTACTCTCAGTATCTCGCTGCCGAATATGGCTACGAGTACATTCGTCCTACACACGGTGGAGACACCAAACATCAGGTCGCTCTAAGCATTCTTCCAAAATACCGTCTAGGCAATTCACCATTAAGTGTTTATGCGGTTGGCGGTGTCGGGTACTCTTGGGACGAGAAGTCTAAAAACGGTACCACATATAGCTACGGTGGAGGTGTCAAGTACGATGTCTCTAAGTCCGTAGAACTTGATGCCAGAATCAAGCGTGTCGAGTTCTTTAGTAACGGTCCTGGTGTTCCTCGAACGGACGACAGGTTCACGATTGGTCTAAACTTTAAGTTCTGACCATCTAGGGTGGGGAGAAATCCCCACCTTTTTTTATAAAAAGTAAAAATAATGGTGTACATATATCTGGATATGGGTTATACTAAGAATATAACCAATGGAGATATGACATGTGGACAGATGATTTGATGAATGCCTACGCCGCTGAGTTGACTCGTGTCGAGCAGCTCGTTCTTTCTGCCATTTCATATGGCTACAACGACCTCGAGGATGTCAAGGACTACGTCTATCTGGCCGAGCCGGCCGCCGACTTGTCTTATGCTGAGTCTTACTTCTCGGCCATCACCAATGTTGAGCGTATGGTTCATTTGGAGGTCTGATGCGTATCAAGGTAAGAGATCCAAAGTTTGACAAGCGACACCTTTATGGGTTCATCATCAGCGAGTTCTATTTCGTTGAAGGTGAACTCATACCCACTCCTAAGTGGGTTAACTATGATGCTATCACGATTCGTATGGGTCCCGAGCAATATGACTTTCGAATCATTGATCGTGACACTGTTGTTGAGGTAGATGGTAGCTATCAACCAGCAAAGCCATCTGATCAACGAGAAGTTAAGATTACCGGTAAGACGGGTAAAATCTACACGGTTACAATTAAATCAGGCAAAGCCGTATGCCATTGCACTGGTTTCACGTATCGTAAAACATGCAGTCACGTTCAAGAGGCAATTGCAGCATGACTAAGATTCATAATGAATGTTCTTTCCTTTCAGAAAAAGGAATCGAACTTGTTGAAAAACAATATAATGCTAAATACGTTTTTGAGTCTTGTATCAAGGATACCCGTGGTAATTGGTGCGACTGGCCTTCTGCTATCTTCTATACAGAGACGCCTCATCCAGAGGGATCAAACTATTTTGCTATCTATTTTAAAGAAGCCAATACCACGATGATTGCCAATGGCATCAGTGCCATTCAGGAAGACGTCTATGGTATTGATACCGGCGATGGTATTATCTATAGTCGATACCGCCATGACTATCGAGTCCACAACGAGTGTATGGTAGACGGTGGCCGAGATTATCTTAGAAGTAACGGCGGCGGAAAGTCGGCGGTCCTTAGAGTAGTCAAAGATAAGCTGGTTCATATTACTAAGTTTGACTCTGATGGAACACCAATTGGATAAATAATTGATCCAAGGAGGATCATATGAAGAAGCTTCTATTAGCGTCCGTAGCTATATTAGTATTATCTATTCCGGTACAAGCACAACATCATCACCATCACCGTCATCACGGCGGCGGCGGTAATTGGGCCGGTCCATTGATTGGTGGACTTATTATTGGTGGTCTCGTTGCCGGTGCTTTATCTCAACCCAGATACTCTTCACCCTCTACAATATATACAAACCCATATCCTTCACCATATCAACCGGTTTGTAGTCGTAGGTTTATTGGCTATGACTATTATGGGAATCCTATTTACAGAACATATTGCGAGTAAAAATCCAAATGAAAGTTTTGTTATTAAATCTACACAGATATATGCCAATAATAATTAGTGCTTATAGTACAGCCTATTTTGCTCTTCTTTTTTTCGTTGATTATACGCAGGCCGAATTAAAAGATTTAGCCATTGCTTCATTCTTTCTATCAGGATTAGGTTGGATTACTGTCTTTATGGTAGAAGAAGATATTCGCAAATTGATAGTGGCAGTACAAAATACTGTAGCCATGATAAACAGAATGCTTGAAGATCAAGACATTGAAGAAGAGATTAATTAGTTCTCTGTTTAGCCTGTTCAATAAAAGTTTGAATAGCTTTCATATTCCTACGACACTCAGAGTTAGAACGTTCCATTGATAAAAGAAGTCTAGCTACTTCGGCATCCGTAAGAGTTTCGGGTTTCGGGTATCTAGAAATATTTGGACAATTGTAAAGAGATCTATCCGGTTCAACCACGGTTAACTTTTCTGTGGTAATCACCTGTGAAACTGAACCACAAGCGGATAGAGATAGTCCTAAAGTTAAAGCCACTAACCATTTCATTTTGAGATCTCCTTAAGTTGCTTCACGGTGTTCTTCAAAATATCTGAAGCTGGTCTATCAGAAACTTTTACTTCTTTTGAATCAAGATAGTCAGTAACACTTCCAAGTTTTTGTTCATAAACTTTCTTGTCTTCTTCTGATTGTTTAATGATTTCGGCTTGTTTTTTACCAATATCATCTAAAACTTCTCGCATCTTTCTTTGATCTTCAATGCTTTGTTGAAGTTGATTTTGATTATATTCCATTAAAGCTTGTTGCTCAATGCTATGTTTCCAAAAGAAATAAATACCAATAATAGCCACCGCAGCAGCGATGTAAAGTTGAATACGACCTAGGCTTAATAATCCAAACATGATGATTCTCCCTTGAACAACTATATTTATGGAGAGACGAATGAATATAACTAATATGCAAGATCTAGATGATGGCGGTGCTATCATAGAGTTTGAAACAACCCAAGAAGAATTAATTGCTTTGGCAAAGATTGGTCTTCTTCAAGGATTAAAAGAAATGTGTGTGAGAGAACCTCGCAATTTTGTTGACTTTAAGGAATTACGTAATGAAGGTTTTTATAGGTCCGTATCGGAATTGGATCGGTCCGTATCAGATAGCTGATGTAGTATTCTTCTGGCTTGAGAAGTGGCCAAGTGACGAGCTCGAGCAGCGCTGGGACTATAAACTACACGATAAGTTTGGTGATTGGCTTGCCAAAACTTGGATAGCTGATTTTTGTCAGTGGATACAAGAAAAGAAAAAGAGAAAGATTAAGATTCGTATTGATCGCTACGATACATGGGGAATGGACCACACTCTGTCCATGCTGATTGTTCCAATGCTTAAGCAGCTCAAAGACTCTAAGCATGGGTATCCATTAGCTGACGTAGAAGATGCACCACACATTGGCAAAGGTGACATTGATCCTAATGATCTAATTGACTCACTCGCAGATGCTCGTTGGAACTGGATTATTAGTGAAATGATTTGGACCCATGAACAAATCATTGATGAAGATTCTGATAAGAACTACTACGAACCATATGGACCTGAAGATAAACCAGAAGAAACATCATTCATGTCTATTGAAGAATGTTTAAAAATTGGTAAGTTTAATAGAGAAAAGTTTGATGCATACGAAGATCGTATGAAAAATGGTTTAAGATTATTTGGAAAGTACTACCGTTCATTATGGGACTAATAAAAATAATAATAAGGAGTTCCAATGAAAACAGTCTATGGACTAAGAGTAGATAACCTTAAAGTTTTACCGGAGAGAATGGTGAAAGACGCAGCTAAAAATGTAGAAGAATATGATCCGGATAATAGCTTTGTGCGGTTATTAGCTTCCGCCGAAGAATTCAGAGATGCCGGCTTGACACCGGTATTCCTTTGTGATCCAGAAATGGAAAGAGTTATGGTAACCACAAAAGAGAAACTTAACAAAAAGTTTCATTAGCTATACCGCCAGAGTATAGCTCTGGTCGTATATATAGTATAGGTATCGCCATTAGGGATACCATTTAAATCAACCTTGCTTAATAGGAGGTCTATATGACAAACTGGAAATTCGATCACTCTTTTGCCGACTTTGATAAGTTTAATAAATTCTTTGTTGGCTCGGATAAATTCTTAGCTCGTGTTCAAGAAACAGCAGAGCTTCTTGCAAACACTGCAACTAATGGAACGTATCCTCCATTCAATCTAAAAAAGACCGATGATAATGTTTATGTTATCGAGATGGCAGTAGCCGGATTCGCTAAACATCAAATTGAAATGACTTTAGAAGAGAACAAACTCATTGTCAAGGGTGACACTGCGATTGAAGGACAATCTAAAGATGAAGCGCCATACCTTTATAAGGGTATTGCCGAACGTCCATTCACTCGTGCTTTTACATTAGCCGATAATGTTGAGATTAAGAATGCTCAACTTATGAATGGTATGCTTAAGATTTGGCTTGAGCACATGATTCCCGAACACAAGAAGCCTAAAAAGATTAACATTGAAGATACCACTGAGATGGCTTCCTCAAAAACAAAGTCATCAAAGGAGTAATACATATGTTAGCACTATTTGCAATCATTCTACGTAAGTGGAATGAATACTCTACTTTTCGCAAAACTCAATATGAACTTGAAAGACTTACTAATCGTGACCTTCGCGATTTGGGTGTTGCTCGCTGTGATATTGAATTCATAGCACGTAAACACGCAAGAGAGTTCTACAATGCTTCTCCTGCTAAGTGAATTGATTAACGTAGTATATTATACTAGTAGATAATAAATAAGGGGGGAAACCCCCCTTATTTTCTCAGGAGATTTAAAATGATTACACAAGACCAACTCCAGTCATTCTTCGAAGATACAGATGAAGAAATCATTGAAGGATTCGTAGAACCTCTTAACAAAGCGATGGAACGCTTTGAAATTAATAATCCACAACGTATAGCTATGTTCTTAGCTCAGATTGGACATGAATCTGGTGGACTTAAACATGTTAAAGAAAATCTAAATTATAGATCATCTCAACTGTTAAAGGTATTTCCTAAGTATTTTCGTGATCGTGATCCAGCTGATTATGAGCGTAAGCCAGAAAAGATTGCTAACTTAGTATATGGCGGCCGCATGGGTAATGGAACGGAGGAAACCGGCGATGGTTACAAGTATCGTGGACGTGGTCTTATTCAGCTCACTGGTCATGATAACTATAATGCATTCGCTAACGGCGTTGGTATATCTATTGATGAGGCTGTAACTTATCTAGAAACTCCAGAAGGAGCTGCAATGTCGGCTGCTTGGTTCTGGAACAGTCGTAAATTGAATGCAGTCGCCGACGCCGGCGACGTCGTTAAAGCTACTAAACTTATTAATGGTGGAACAATTGGGCTTGAAGATCGTAAGGAGCTTTACGAAGAAGCACTTGAAATCTTCGGTTGACATTTAACAGGCTGCGGTGTAATATAATATATCGCAGCCTTTTTGTATCTGGAGTTAGAATGTATTTTTATACTAATGTGTTTTCTCGTGGTGATAAAATATTTGTACGTGGTGTACAGAATGGTAAGCGATTTAAGGAAGTAATTGATTATAAACCTTATCTCTTTGTACCTAGTCCTAATGGTGAATATAAGACTCTAAATAACAAAGCAGTTGAAAAAATAGAGTTTCCTTCAATACGTGATGCTCATAATTTCTCTAAAAAGTATGAGAATATAGATAACTTTGAGATCTATGGTCTCACCAATTTTCAATATCTTTACCTGTATGATGAATTTCAAGGAACTGTTGAATACGATGTTTCTGAAATCTCAATAGTTGGTATTGACATCGAGACACCCACTGATCAAGGATTCCCCGATCCTAAAACGGCAGCAGCACCAATCAGTAATATCACTATCAATAAAGGTGATAAGATTGTTGTGTTTGGCTTTGAGTATTATAAGCCTAAACTGGATAATGTTCACTACGTCCTATGTAAGGACGAGAAAGACATGCTTATTAAGTTCATTGAAGTATGGTCTTCATGGGCACCAGATGTAGTAACAGGATGGAACATTGATCACTTTGATATTCCATATCTAGTAAATCGTATTTCTATTATCTTAGGTGATAGTTGGTTTAAGAAACTTTCTCCATGGAACATCGTAAACAAAAAAGAAATTGTTCGTGGCAAGTCTGTAGCACGTGCTGGTAAACAGATCACTCAGCGCGTTGATATAGTCTTTGATATTGCCGGAATAGTCTCACTTGACTATCTTGAATTATACAAAAAGTTCTCATTCAAGAACCAAGAAAGCTACAAACTAGACTACATCGCCAAGGAAGAACTCGATGAGCAAAAGCTTGACTACTCTGAGTTTGCAAGTCTCTATGAATTCTACAAAAAAGATTATGAACGGTTTGTAGATTACAATATTCATGACGTTGTTTTGGTTCAAAAGCTGGAAGACAAACTTAAGCTTATTGAATTGGTGTTTGCTTTTGCATATGATGCTAAGGTAAACTACAACGATACTCTCACTACGGTTCGTCCTTGGGATGTAATCATTCATAACTATCTTTTAGATAAGAAGATTGTTATTCCAAATAATGAACGGTCATATATGCCGGAACATTTGGTTGGTGGATACGTTAAAGAACCAAAAGTTGGATTAAGCAACTGGGTCGTATCATTTGACTTAAATAGTTTGTATCCACATCTGATCATGCAATACAACATCAGTCCAGAAACTTTCATGGGTAGGTCATCATTATTTCCAACAATTGATCAATTACTCGTAAGTGAAGATAAATTTAGTAAAGATAACTGTGCAGTCACTGCTAATGGTTGTTACTATAATAAAGACAAGCAAGGATTCTTGCCTGCACTTATGGAAAAGATGTACAATGATCGAATAGTTTTTAAAGACATGATGATCGAGGCTAAGAAAAGATATGAAAAAACCAAAGACAAAAATGAAGAAAAGCTCATCGCTCGTTACCACAATTTGCAATTGGCGAAAAAGATCCAGCTCAACTCAGCTTATGGTGCACTGGGGAACGAATATTTTCGATGGTTCTCCTTTAATAACGCAGAAGCTATTACAACATCCGGCCAGCTTAGCATTCGGTGGATTGAAAAAAAGATCAATGCTTTCCTTAGTAAGTTGCTCAATGAGGATGAGGATTATGTCATTGCATCTGACACCGACTCAATTTATGTTAACTTCGGCCCTCTTGTTCAGAAGGTGCTCGTTAATAAAACCGATCAAGAAATTATCAAAGCGCTTGATGATTTTGTAGAAGCAAAGATTCAACCTTATATTGACAAATGCTATCAGGAACTCGCCGATAAGATGAGTGCCCGTGAGCAAAAGATGAAGATGAAACGTGAAACTATTGCTAATAAAGGTATTTGGAAAGCAAAGAAGATGTATATCCTCAATGCTTGGAACGTAGAAGGTGTACAATACGATAAGCCAAGGATTAAGATTTATGGCATTGAAGCAGTACGTTCTTCCACTCCAGCCTCATGCCGAACAAATATTAAGAAAGCTCTTGAAATTCTTATGAATGAGAATGAAGATTCCTTTCAGAAATTTATTGCTAAGTTTCGTAAAGACTTCATTAAACTTCCATTTGAAGAAGTAGCTTTTCCAAGAAGCGTAAATAATCTTTCAAAATATAAATCTTCATTTGGCGTATATGAAAAGGCAACTCCACAACATGTTAAAGGTGCACTACTCTTTAATGATCTCATTCGTAGAATGAATATTAAGAACGTACAACCAATCTCGGATGGAGATAAGATTAAGTTTGCTTACTTAAAGTTTCCAAACCCAATTAATGATACCATCCTTGCTGCACCTGAATCTTTACCTAAAGAATTGGACATGGATAAGTATATCGATAGAGATATGCAATTTGAGAAAGCTTTCTTAGATCCATTGCGTGCTATTACTAACGTTATTGGTTGGCATCCAGAAAAAATAGCCACGCTGGAGGAATTCTTTTGAATGAACAAATAGAACATAAAAGATGTCGTGGCTGCATAACTGATGGTTATGACATGTCCGAATACTTCTGTTCTATCTCAAGCGAATATTGTATTAAGAGGAAACAACACATGAAAGATAATGATTTCGGATTTAGCCTAGTTTCTGAAAAAGAGCTTAAAGCTCATGAAGAGTTACTTAAGAAGAAAGTTGAAGAACAGAGCAAAGCTGTAGATGTTACAACTCAGCAATTAACAGATAAACTTCATGGCCTTCGTGACATGATTTTGCCTTTACTTAATAACCTATCTAAAGATCCAGATAAAACTTATATCTTATGGCCGGATCGTGCAGATAAAATTAAAGCCTTCATTAAGAAGATTAACGATTACGTAGATAAATGATAAATTATCTTGTACTCATAGTTGCACTTATAGTGTCTGGAGTATCAGCATACTTCAGCATTATAGGATTGACGACATTATTCTCGGCTGCTTTTATACCAGTTGTGATTATGGGTGCTGCACTTGAAATTGGTAAACTGGTCACTACGAGTTGGCTCTATCGTAACTGGAATACATGTCCATGGTTACTTAAAACGTATCTCAGTATAGCCGTAGTAGTACTAATGTTTATTACTAGTATGGGTACATTTGGATTCTTATCAAGAGCCCATATAGATCAACAAATAAACATAACTACTGGTGATGCTGATAAGTTAACAATACTTGAGTCTCAAATCCAGAATAAGAATGCAATCATTGCAGACTATGATAAACAACTTCAACAAATTGACGATGCGCTTTCTAAGATAACGGAGAAGGGACGTGGCGAATCATCTCTACAGGCGGCAGACAAACAAAGAAAAACTAGGAATGAGCTCGTGGCGAAGAAGAACACTGAACTCGGATCGGTCGCTACACTTAAGGAAGAGGTCGTTAGGTTACGCTCAACCATTAGAAAAGTTGAAGCGGAGGTCGGACCACTCAGATACATTGCCGAAGCACTCTACGGAGGAGTGGAGGGTCATGTCGATACCCTCACTCTTGATCGAGCTGTTAGGATGGTTATTATTCTTCTGGTTCTCGTTTTCGATCCTCTCGCCGTTGTTCTCCTTATTGCAGCAAACCATGGATTAAGTAAAACAAAGTCGTTTACAAATATGAAAGAAGATGATATACTATACATTGATGAAGGAGTGAAGTAATGGAACCATATGCATTGGGTCAAGCAGTAATTTGGCCAGAATTTTTTACAAAAGAAGAATATAGCGAGATGTGGAATGAACTGACGATGATTTGTCAGGATGAAATCCTCGTCGATTCGTACCAGGCTGGTGGTGCAGTTGATCCTACAACAAAACAATTGTTGAGGGTGAATCGTGGGTTGCCAATTGAATCTGTTTATGATGATCTAGATATGTCTGTAATTTATAATATTACTAATCGAATGTTTGATAAAGAGGTTCTTGATAAGATTTGTCAGGTAAGCGAGCTGATGCATTATCTAACATATCCAACAAAGCAAACAAATCTAATCAACCATTATATGGGCAATCACAAATACGATCAGCACCGAGACAATTGTGTGATTACAGCAATCACATTGTTCTGGCGCGAACCAAAGTCATTTACTGGCGGCGATCTAATGATTGATAACGTCAGTACAAATCTAAAGCCACGCGATCTATTGTGGTTTCCAAGTTTTAAACTTCATTCTGTAACACCTGTTGAAATGAAGCAAGGTGTTTATATTGACAATATGAGTGGGCGGATCTCACTCAGTAAATTTATTAAGGTGGTATAATGTCGTTAAAAGATAAACTGATTAAAAACTCTACAATTGATATGACATCGACTCTTACAGATAGTAAGATTTATACTAAGAAAGACGTAATCTCTACATCGGTCCCAATGATTAACGTGGCGCTGAGTGGATCAGTTGATGGTGGTATTACACCGGGTCTTACCATGTTGGCCGGACCAAGTAAACACTTTAAAACTGGCTTTGCACTGTTGTTGGCAAGTTCTTTCTTAAAGAAATACAAAGATGGAATAATTCTTTTCTATGATTCTGAATTTGGTACTCCACAGGATTATTTCAAAACATTTAATATTCCATTTGATTCAGTCATTCATACTCCTATTACTGACATTGAAGAACTTAAATTCGACATTATGCAGCAAATGAAAGGTCTTGATCGTAAAGATCAAATAATGATTGTTATTGACTCTATTGGCAATTTGGCTTCTAAGAAAGAAGTTGATGATGCACTTGATGGTAAGTCTGTTGCAGATATGACTCGTGCTAAGCAAATGAAGTCATTGTTCCGTATGATTACTCCGCACTTGACTCTTAAAGATATTCCTATGGTAGTAATCAATCATACCTACAAAGAAATTGGTCTATATCCAAAAGACATTGTTGGCGGTGGTACCGGTTCTTATTATGGTTCAGATAATATTTGGATTCTCGGTCGTCAACAAGACAAAGACGATAAAGAAATCAAGGGGTATCATTTTGTTATCAATGTTGAGAAGTCTCGCTTTGTTAAAGAGAAGTCTAAGATTCCTATTACCGTTTCTTATGAGGGCGGTATCAATCGCTGGTCTGGTCTACTTGATGTGGCGCTAGACGGTGGATATATCGTAAAGCCTAAAGCCGGTTGGTATGCTACTGTAAATCAAGATACGGGTGAAGTTAATACACCAAGTATGCGCGCCAGTGACATCGCTGACAATAAAGACTTCTGGGTAAAGATGTTCCAAGAGACAGACTTTGCTAAACACATTGAGTCAAAATACAAGATGTCAATGGGTGCTATGTTTGAAGATGAAGAGGAAGATGAATGAGACCTTAGCCCACTTGGACCAAATATGAATACGAATACGAAAGGGAATCATGTCAGTCGAGAAACTTATTTTCAGCAATTTGGTTTACAATGAAGACTATGGTCGCAAAGCTATTCCGTTTCTAAGAGAGGAGTACTTTCATAATGTTGCCGATCGGACAGTCTTTGGACTCATGCATGAGTACGTCGAGAAGTACAACAGCTTTCCTTCAAAGGAAGCGCTCGGAATTGACCTTGCCAACAAGTCTCTTGGTCAACAGACTTTCAATGAGGCCAAAGAAGTCATTGAGAGTCTCTCGGCCGAAGAGACAAAGCTTGATTGGCTCCTCGACCAGACTGAGAAGTTCTGTCAAGAAAAAGCGATCTATAATGGGATTATGCAATCGATCCAGATCTTGGATGACAAGACTGGTGAACGTGCTAAGGGTTCGATCCCAAAGATCCTATCAGACGCATTGGGAGTGTCGTTTGATACTAGCATCGGCCATGACTTTCTCGAAGATTCCAACACGCGCTTTGAGTTCTATCACGCTAAAGAAGTCCGTATTCCGTTCGATCTGGACTACTTTAACAAGATTACCGGAGGCGGTCTACCGCGTAAAACTCTTAACATAGCTCTAGCCGGAACCGGTGTCGGTAAGTCTTTGTTTATGTGCCATTGTGCAAGTGCTAACTTGCTCGGTGGACTAAATGTTTTATACATCACTCTCGAGATGTCAGAAGAAAAGATTGCTGAACGTATCGATGCCAACTTGTTAGATATTCCAATTCAAGAACTCGGCACCATCCCGCAAGATATGTATGAAAAGAAAGTGTCAAAACTTAAAGAGAAGGCTAAGGGTAAACTTATCATTAAAGAATACCCAACGGCCTGTGCTGGTTCTGGAAACTTCAGACACCTCATCAATGAATTGAAGTTGAAGAAGAACTTCATTCCTGACGTCATCTATATCGACTATCTTAACATCTGTATGTCTAGTCGATTGAAGGCCGGAGCAAACGTTAATTCATACACCTACGTTAAGGCCATCGCCGAAGAGCTTCGTGGCCTTGCGGTTGAATTCAATGTTCCAATCGTATCTGCAACACAGACTACTCGTTCAGGCTACTCCAACTCGGATGTAGGACTGGAAGATACATCTGAGTCTTTCGGTCTTCCTGCTACAGCCGACTTGATGTTTGCATTGATGTCTAATGATGAGTTGGCAGATCGTGGACAAATGATGGTAAAGCAACTCAAGAATCGTTACTCAGATCCAAACTATATCAAGAAGTTTATTTTGAGTATTGATAAGACTAAAATGAGACTATCCGATGCAGAAGACAGAGAACAGGATATTGTAGATGGACCGGTAATGGATAATACTGACTTTGGAAAGAAAGATAAAGACCGTTCTAAATTCGATAAAAAGAAACTGGAAGGATTTACATAATGAAATACAAACTAAAGAAATCAAATGAATTGTTTCACGTGCTAGAAATTGCAACTGATCAAATCATTAAGTCATTTAAAGATGAATCTGAAGCTAGAAAATGTGTGAGAAGTCTTAACTTCGGTGCAGTATTTGATGGCTGGACACCAAGATTTTTTTTACAAAGTTTCCAAATTTAAGTTACAAAGAATATAAATAGACACAGAGATTGGTATGTATTGCTACTGCAGAGCAAGAGGCAAGAGATGTAAAAGTCCGGAAGAGTCGAGATTACTGGTGGGGTTCCACTCGACCATACCAACTTCGGAAATTGGGGGGATGGGCTTAGGCCCGTCCCCTTTTCCATATCTATAAATATTATAAATTCTTCAAAGTCTCGAGGATCCTCATGTTAAATTTTGCAAGTTACATTATTAATGAGAGCAATGCTACAAACACCCACATGGCCAGAGTATATGAGAGAGAAACTGCTCTTCATATCCATGATAACACCGGCGCCAAGAATAATAAAGATAAAAAATATCAAGCTGAAATTGCAAACTTGCGCGCAGAACATGAAGCAGATAAAGCTGGTCTTCCAGAGAAAATAAGAAAAGATGCTATTGCTTCTGCACATAGATCGGCAAAAGCTTATATTGGAAGTCTTAAGAAATATCATGGCATTGATGCAAATGATATTCAAACTGTTAGTCATACAGGCACTGAACAACTTGGCGATAGAAATCAAAATCCTCAGGACGTAATTGTTTCTTATAAAGATCCTATAGGTGGTGATATAAAAATGCATGGCGCTTCGTTAAAGAAAACGCAAGGAACTCTCAGTAACAACACCACTAAATCTTTTGCTGATATGAATAAAAATAATGGAATTGGTGCAAACCTTCCGGACATTTGGAATAACGGCAAGAAGAAAATTGGTTTTTTTGGAAAACCTAAGACTGAGACAAAGCCAAGACGTAATGATGAAGACGTAATAAATCAATATAAAAAGACTCAACATGAATCTGCAAAACATCACGCAGATAGTTTCAATGATGCTTCTCATACTAATAAAAGAAGAAGTTTAATTTCTACCATGAAGTTAAACTATGATAGAGATGTTCCTTATGACTATGTTAATGGTGAAAAGGGAACTTCAAAGCCAGTTGAAGAAATGCCACATGCCAAAGCCATGCTTAATTCAAAGTCTTTTAATGCTACACAGTCCGGCAATTTAGTTCATATACATAATGAAAAAGGTCAACACCTGTTGACGTATGAACACAGATCTACACATGGTCCTTTCCATAGTGATCAAGTAAATGCTAAGCTTGGTAGTCTTAAAGTTAAAGACTCAGAAAATGCGGCACCGGTTAAGAAGAAGAAAGTTAAAGAGAAACATGAGCCATCAGGTCAATTTGGTGGTAAAGATTTTTATGGACCTAATGAGTAATGCACATGATCAACTTTAAAGAATTTATAGTAGAACAAGCCGAAGCCGAGGGTAAGAAGCTTAAACATCTCACACACTTAGAGGACATGCCAATTCATCATGGACATGAAGGTGTGGCTGCTGCAGCTGACATTCTCGATGACACACACAAGATTTTAACTGGCAAGAATGCTAAGACTAAGTTGTCAGTTAAATATGATGGTGCTCCATCAATAGTGTTTGGACATCATCCCGAAACCAATCAGTTCTTTGTAGCTTCTAAGTCTGCATTCAATAAGACACCAAAGATTAACTATACACCTGAAGATATTGAAAGAAATCACGGTCATGCACCGGGTCTAGTAGAAAAGCTTAAGGCTGCCCTTGAACATCTTCCTAAAGTTACTCCAAAGAACGGTGTGTATCAAGGCGACGTCATGCATTCTAAAGGTGACGTTGAGTCTAAAGATGGAAAGTATCATTTCACACCAAATACAATTAAGTACTCAGTAGATAAAGACTCAGCGCAAGGTAGAGAAATCAAGAATTCTAAATTTGGTGTAGTAGTTCATACCAAATATAAAGGTAAGACTCTCGGAGATATGTCCGCCACTCCAGATGTAGATCGTCAGAACTTTAAACATGATCCAGACGTTCATAACATTGATCCTACAATCAAGATAGATCCAAAGAAGTATACACCGGATATGCAGCGTGATTTTCGTAATCATATGGAAAATGCAAAGATGGTTTATTCAAGGATGAGTCCTGAAACTCCAGAGACTCTTAATGGACATGAAATAGATTTAGAAGCCCATGTTAATGATATGGTTAAGAATGATGGTAAGCCATCAGCCGAAGGTTATATGAATCATCTTCAAGCTAAGATGAATAGAGAAGTTGACAAACTAAAATCTGATGCTGGTAAGCAGAAAAAAACTGAAGAGTACACCAAAAAGATTGATCACGTCGGCGCAAACAAGAAAGAATTTGATCACGTACTTCAATTGCACGATCATCTTCAGAAAGCTAAGAATGTATTAACCGATGCACTTGGAAACAACTCAGAATTTGAACATAGCGTCGGTGATCAAAAAGTAGGGCCTGAAGGATTCGTTGCAAACCGTGACGGTAATATGGCAAAGTTTGTTAAGAGACACGAGTTCTCTAAGTTGAATCTTCTCGGTATGGGCAAGATGTCAAAGAAACCGGAGCAAGAAAATGCTTAACTTTAGAGAGTACCTAAAAGAAGAAAAAACAAATCCGGTGGTTTTCTCATTTGGAAGAATGAATCCTCCAACCATTGGTCATGAGGTACTCGTTAATAAAGTGCATGAACTCGCTAAGAAACATAATGCTCATCATGAGATTGTATTATCACACAGTCAAGATTCAGAGAAGAATCCACTGCCCGTAAATAAAAAGGTCGAACACGCTAAGAACTTCTTCCCGGGAACTAATATCACCGGTGCTTCGAAAGAAGAACCTACATTGATTCACCACGCTGCAAGACTAAATAAAGAAGGTCATGATCATCTCATCATGGTTGCCGGGTCGGACAGAGTTCCAGAGTATCATAAGCTGCTCAATCAATACAATGGTAAGCCCGATAAGAAAGGCAATGTACCATTTAATTTTAAGAAGATTGATGTAGTGTCAGCCGGTCAGAGAGATCCCGACTCAGAAGGAGCAGAAGGTATGTCTGCTTCTAAGATGAGAGAACATGCTAGAAATGATAACTATAATCAATTTAAAGCCGGCGTTCCATCTCATGTTCCAGATCAACATGTAAGAAAACTATATAAAGATGTAAAAGCTGGAATGGCTTAAAATGTCAAAAATTGATGAGAATGAGTTTCTAGAGAAGTGGAAAAAAGTTCTCGGTGTAGAAATAGATCTATCCGAGATTGAGCAAAAGCATGCCCGTAAGCGCAAAGAGGCTGCTCTTCTTGAAGGTCTGAATAAAACTCTTGAAAGACTTACCAACAAAGAAGTTGAAGAAGTTGAAGTAGCTTTCAAAGAACCCGTTGCTATCATTGAAGAACCAAAAGTATTAGAAGTAATTGCTGAAGTTCATGAAGAACCGGCAATTGAAGAAATAATAGAGCCGCTGGTAGAACAGGGTAAACATCCCGAACCTGAACTTCCAAAAGATAATATTATAAACAATAACGTAGTTAAACTTTCTAAAGCTCCACAAAAAGATATACAAAAAGTAGCTGACTCTATTCCAGATTCTCTTCGTAAAGAACTGGATATTCTTAAAAAGTCTGTTGCTGATTTTCATAGATTTGCTCAACGCCACTCACAGATGGGCGGCGGCGGTGAAGTCAATCTTCGCTATCTCGATGACGTAAACAGAGCGTCTATCTCCGATGGCTTGTATCTGAGATACGATGCAGCTACCAAGAAGTTCGTGTTTGATACTCCAGCCGGTGGAACCGGACCGGGCGGCATCGGTGCCACGGGTGCAACCGGCCCGGCTGGTTCGAATGGTGCCAATGGTGCCACTGGGGCTACCGGTTTAGTTGGAGCGACTGGATTAACCGGTGCTACCGGCATCACTGGGACTACTGGACCGGCCGGTTCTAATGGAATAAATGGCGCAACTGGTGCAACTGGTTTAGTCGGAGCAACCGGATTAAGCGGTACTACTGGGCCAGCTGGTGCAACTGGCGCGTCTGGTCTTTCAGGTTCAGCTGGAATTGATGGTGCTACTGGTGCTACTGGTATCACTGGAGCAACAGGATTAGGTGACACAGGTGCTACTGGAGTTCAAGGCGCTACTGGTATTACCGGTTCAGTTGGAGCTACTGGACTTACTGGAGCTACTGGCATTGGAGCCACCGGTGCCACCGGTGTTCAAGGCGCTACAGGTGTAATTGGTACTACCGGAGCAACCGGCCCGATGCCGGCATTAACTTATGTAACTAGAACTGCAACTGGAAATGCTTCGACCGTAAACTATACAGTAACTTCTGGTTGTTCTGTGCATGATGTTCTTGTATTTTTAGATGGTATTTGTCAAGAACCAACATCAGATTATACTATATCAACCACTACACTTACATTTACTACCGCTCCTTATTCGGGTGCTAAAATTGTTATTAGGGAGTTACCACATTGACTACTCAAATCCAGCTCGGTGCTATTGAATCTACTGCCGTATCATCTCTTCAAGGTCCAAGAATTACATCAGTAGCTGTAACTGATAATACATACACAGCCATTGATGACACCGCCGTTGATAGTACTTCTGGCGGTTACATTAAAATTACTGGAACAGGATTTGTATCTGGTTGCATAGTTACGGTTGGAAATATTACTGCTACTTCAACTACATTTATAAGCAGCACTGAAGTTAGAGCTCAGTTAAGTGCACAGGCGGCCGGTAGCTATAATTTGTATGTTTCAAATCCAGATGGAAGTCTTTCAATTAAAGTACTTGGCATCAATTTTAGTGGTATTCCCTCATGGACAACTGCGGCCAATCAAACGTTTGCAGCAGCAACTGTAAGTTTTCAATTTGCAGCCAATAGTGATAGCGCAATTGCATATAGTGTGAATACTGGATCTACTCTTCCAGGAGGCTTATCTCTTTCGAGTAATGGTCTTCTTTCCGGTACCGCAAATGGATCATCGGGAACGGTTTATACATTTACACTGCAAGCTACTGATACTGAAAATCAAAACACACCAAGAACATTTGTAGTTACATTAAGTTTTTCAGATCCATATTTTAATTACACTACATTATTAATTCATGCAGATGGAGCAAATGCTGCAAATAATAATACATTTATTGATAGTAGTACAACTGGTGCCACTATAACTAAAGCAGGAACACCAATACAAGGAACATTTAGCCCTTTCAGTCAAACTGGTTGGAGTAATTATTTTAATGGTAGTGCAGATTATTTAGGACTTGGCACTGCATTTCCTGCTGCTATGGGTTCAGGAACAAGCAGTAATTATACTGTAGAATGTTGGGTTTATTTAAATGCA